CCCCGGCGTGTATGCGCGCGAGTTTTGATAGGGGGGGGGGGTCTATAACTTGGGACGCCGAGGCCCAGCCCCGACGCCGACCGCGATGCGCCTCTTGCGAGGGAACCCAGGACGTCGGACGCTCCATGACGAACCCAAGCCGCCGCCGGTCACCGCGGACAGTCCGCTCGCCCAGTGTCCGAAATGGCTCACCGGCGATGCGCGGACCTTGTGGAAACGGATTGCGCCTGGCGCGATCAAGTCCGGGCTGTTGACCGTCGTCGACGTCCCGGCCCTCGAGGCCCTCTGCCAGTCGTACTCGCGGTGGCGACAGTACGAACGGCTCACAGGCAAGGACCTCGAGCTCGCGATCGCGAAGGGCTATCGGAACGGCGCCGTGAAAGAACGGCAATTAATGATGCAGCTCGGCTCGCGCTTCGGCTTCGATCCGAGTTCACGCTCAAATGTGACCGTGCGCGGATCCATCGCGCCGCAGGCTGAGCGGGAGCAGAGCAAGGCCGAAGCGTTTCGGCAGGCCAAGACCGGCGCATGAGTTCCGCAATCGCCACGTCACCCCGGGGAAAGAAAGCCCAGTCGGCGCCTCCGCCGATCACGATCGATCCGGTCACGCAATACGCGATCAATGTCAGGACCGGTCGGGTCCTGGCCGGCCGAGCGGTGCGACTCGCGTGTGCGCGGCATGAGCGGGATCTGGCGCGTCAGCGCACGGTGGCGTTCCCCTATTACTTCGACGTCGCTGCGGCCGAGCACATCATCAACTTTTACCCGACGTTCCTGACGCTCGAGAACGGCGACCCGTTTCAGCTGCCGCCGTGGCTGCAGTTCTGTTATGGCTCGCTGTTCGGATGGAAGTGCTGGGGCGGCGCCACGCCAGCCGAGCGCGCGGCCCTGCCGGCTGAACACGTCAAGCGGGCAGGCGCGCGTCGACATATGCACGGCTTTTTCGAAACCTCGAAGGGCTCTGGCAAGACGCCGAGCGCCGGCGGCGTGGCGCTCTATGGGGCCACCTTCGACGAGGAGCCCTACGCCGAGATCTATACGACGGGCTTCGACAAACATCAGGGGGCCATCATCCTCAACGATGCGATTCGCATGGCCGGCGCCTCGCCGGATCTGCTCGAGATGTTGATCGTCGACAAGTACAACATCGCGAATCCGACGACCGGGTCGTTCATCCGGGCGATGTCCTCCGAGCATCGCAGCAAGAGCGGACCGCGGCCGCACTTCATCCTATCGGATGAAATCCACGAGCATCGCGATGGCACCGTGGTCACGAAGGCTGAGAGCGGCTTCAAGAATCGCCGGCAACCGCTCGGCCTGAAGTACACGAACTCGGGCGCGAGCAAGACCTCGTATTGCTGGCAACTGCACCAGAAGTCCCTGGCCGTGCTGGAGGGCTCGCTCGTCGACGAGCAATGGTTCGCCTACATCTGCCATCTCGATCCCTGTCCGGCGTGTTTCGAAGAAGGCTATCGGCAGCCGAAGGACGGGTGCGCCGACTGCGACGACTGGACCGACCCGTCCGTGTGGCCAAAGATTGCCCCTGCGCTCGGGATCGTCATCCAGAACAAATATCTGCAGGACGCCGTGGACGCGGCGCTGTCGATGCCCAGCGAGTACGCGCTGAAACGTCGATTGAACTTCTGCATTTGGACGGAGACCCATCAGACCTGGATCTCGCCGGACAAGTGGAAGGCCTGCGAAGTCGCCTCGGTCAGCGCCGCCAACGAGGCGGGGGCGCCAGCGGCGATGGGGTTGGATCCGGCCAGCACCCTCGATCTGGCCGCCGGCGTCGTAGCCCTGCGGTTCGACGACCCGCCGGAGCTTGCCGCCGAAGCGGAGACGGTCGTCATCGAAGGGATGGACGAGCAGGGCGCCCAGATCGAGCTGGCCTTCACGTTGAATTTCCACGTCGAATTGATTCCCTTCTTCTGGATGCCGCGTGAGACCCAGATCGATCGCGTGAAGAACGACCGGATTCCGTTTGACGCCTGGGAGCGCGACAAGAAGCTGTTCACCACACCGGGTCCGGCGATCGACCACCAGGCCATCTACGATTTCATCATCACGGACGCCTGGAAACGGTTTCGCGTGCAACGGCTCGGGATGGACGAGAACGGGGGGCGTTATCTATTCATGCAGCTGCGCGACCAGGGCCGGCTCGGTAAGCAGATTGTGGCCGTCGGCCAGGGCAAGAAGCTGTCAGAGGCCTTCAAGTTCATCGAGATCCTAATCGCCCATCGTCGCCTGCGCCATGACGGGAATCCGGTCTTGACCTGGTGCTTCGCCAATGCCGAACCCCATCGCGATCGCCTGGGTGCCCTGTGGATCGAAAAACCGGAAGAGAAGAAACGGATTGACGGCGCGGTCGCGACGGCGATGGCCATTCATCAGCTGATGATATTGCCGGCCCGCCGAAAGAAGATCGCGGTGTTCGCGGTCTGAGGGAGGGTGTGCCGATGGTTGTTGCGATGGTGCTGTTCTTCCTAATCGGCCTGGCGGCGCTGTTGCGCGGCATTGCGATGATCTCTGTGCCGACCGCCTGGATGGTATTCGGGACTGTGTGCCTGGCGGTCGCCGCCTGGCCGGCCATTCGAGAACGGTAACCTCATGCCCACCACGATCACGATTCGAGAGCGAACGGGAAGCGGGGACGCCGCCACGTCCATCATGCGCCGCGCCCTCGAGGGCATTCGGTCCTATACCGTCGGCAAGATCAGCCTGAAGGATCCGGCCCTCGCGAAGCTCTTCGGCGAGGGCTATCAGACGGCCGCCGGCATTCCCGTCACGGACGCCAACGTCTACACCTTCTCCGCGGTGTACGACGCGGTGAATCAAAGCTCGTCAGACCTTGCCAAGTTGCCGCTCAATCTGAAGAAACGTCGCAAAGAAGGCGGAAGTGACGACTTCGAGGCGTCAAAAACCTTCTGGTTGCTGAAGTACGAAGCCAACCCGGACATGAGCGCGTTCGAATTCCGACGGACACTGCAGGCTCACGCCCTGACCTGCAAGGGCGCTTTCGCCGAAATCGAACGCGATAGCAACGAGCGCCCGGCGGCGCTCTGGCCCCTGACACCGGATCGGGTCGAGCCGTTCATCGAGAAAGCCACGCTGCCGAACGGCCGGTATCGAACGCGCCTCCGGTATCGCATCGACGGTGAACGCACGAACATCATCGAAGCCCCGGACATGTTGCACATCCGCGGGCTGGGGTACGACGGGTACTGCGCGTATCCGGTCATCGACAAAGCGAGGCAAGCGATCGGCCTCGCCCTCGCGGCGGAACGTTTCGCCTCCGCCTTCTTCGGGAACAATTCGAATTTCGGCGGGCTCCTGACGGCCGAGGACGACCTGGACGAGCCCCAACGCAACGAGCTCAGAGCCGAGATCGAAAAAATCTACAAGGGACCAGCCGCGGCATGGAAGCTCCTCATTCTCGGCGCCGGCTTCAAATATCAGCGCACCGGCATCACGCCAAGCGAATCGCAGATGAACGATCTGCGCGCGAAGCAGGTCGAAGAAGTGGCGCGGTTCTTCAACTTCCCCGTCCACAAGCTGAAGAACCTCGACCGAGCGACCAACAACAATATCGAATCGCAGGGCATCGAGTACTACACCAGCCATCAACTCACCTGGATCACGAACTGGGAAGGGGAGTTGAATCGAAAATTGATACCAAGCCTCGAGGTAGGCCAGCAATACTTCAAGCACAATGCCAACGCGACCCTCCGGTCGGATGCGGTCGGCCGCACGGCGCTATACACCGCGCTGCTCGATCGCGGCGTCTTCTGCGCCGACGACGTCCTCGAGCTCGAGGACCGGAATCCCCAGCCGAATGGCCAGGGCAAGATCTACCTCGTGCAGGGCGCCATGGTCCCGAAGGACCAAGTCGTCCCGCAGGCCAAAGCCCGGGTCGAACTGATCCAGGCCCAGGTGGAGAAGGCGAAGCAGCCGCCCCCACCGGCGCCGGCGCCGGCGGCGACCGATCAGCAGGTGCAGGACGCCAACGCTCGAGCCGCCGCCGCCGAGGAGATCGCCCACGAAGCGACGGCGACGGCGCAACGCGAGCGAGAGGCACGTATCGCGGCGGAGGCGGCGGGTACGGCGACGGCCGAACAGTTGACGGCGCTTCGGGAGAGTGAACGCCGGGCGCTGACCGCGGCCGCGGATGCCACCGCGTTGACGATCCAATTGCGGGCTGACGCGGAGGCCGCCCGGATGCGGGCCGCGGCTGCGGAGACCGCGCGCGCCGAACAGGAGATCCAGACGCTCGAGCAGGCCGGCCTCCGTGAGGCGGCCGAGGGAAGGGCCACCGCGTCGGCGCTCGAGCATGACCTCCTGGCCGCAGAAGCCCGGGCAGCCACTGAGCGTGCCAACGAAGCGGCGAATGAGCTCCTTGCGGCACGCGAACGCGTCGCGGCCGCCGAAACCGCTGCCAGTGGCGCCACCACGGATCGAGCGGCAGTCGAGGAAGCTCGAACGGCTGCGCAGGCGGCCTTCGAGGACGCCCGACTGGCCTTGGCGTCCGCGGAGGCCGATCGCAATGCGGCCCTGACGGCGACGGCTGAAGCCATCGCGATGGCCGCAGCCGCCAGGACGGAAGCTGATGAGGCCCGTGCCCGTGTTGACGCCGCAGCCCGCCTCGTCGCCGACGCCGAGGCCTCGCGGGCGAGTGACGCCGAGCAACGGACCGTGAGCGATCAGCGACGGGCCGAGCTCGAGCAGCAGATCGTCACACTCACCGCGGAACGAGAGGCGGCGGCCGCGGCGTCGACGGCACAAGGTTCGCGCCTGGACGAATTCGAACGCTCGGCGGTCAATGCCCGGGAGCAGCTGGCCGCGCTCACAGCCGCCCTGGCGGACGTCCGCGGTGTCAATGAGACGACCATCACCGCCCTGCAGGCCGGCGTCGTCGCTCTCGAGCGCGATCGCGACGAAGCGCGAGCGCTGATGGCGACGCTCGAAACCAGGGTCACCGAAAGCGCGGCCCTGGTCGCTGAGCGGGAGGCCGAGCTCAGAACGGTTCGCCAGGCGGATGCTGATGCCATGGCCGCGCAGATCGCGGCGCACCGCGGACTGCTGTCCGACATCATGCGCCGGATGGTCGAGCGGGAGACCGACCGGGCGCGCCGTGCCCAGATCACGCCCGAGAAGATGCGTCGGTGGATGGAGACGTTCTACGACGGCCACGCCGAGCTGATGCGCACCGCCTTGTTGCCAGCGATCTGCATACACCTGGCGTTCATTCGCTCGACGGAGGACCCGGTCGAAGCGACGCGACGATTGGTCGACACGCACGTGCGCGAATCGGAGCGCCAGCTCCGGAACATGCTCGATGGAGATGCCGAAGCGCTGGCAGCCTCGCTGCCCGCATTGTTGTACCGCTGGGACACCGAACGCCCGACCCACATCGCCGACCGCCTGATGGCGAAGGAGCTGAACTATGCGCGACGACTCTGACCGCGACTGGGTGACACGATTCCTGCCGCTGCGCGCGGCGAAGGTCGACGTACAGGACAACACGCGCCTGGTCGGTTATGCCATCGTGTTCAACGTACTTTCTCAAGATCTGGGCGGCTGGTACGAACGCATCGCCCCGAGCGCAGTGGATCGCACCCTGAAATCCGGCGCGAACGTCGACGCGTTGATCGACCATCGGTGGGAGAGCATGTACGTTATCGGCAGTTCCGATTCCGGGCTCCTGAAGATGACCAAGGATCGGCATGGGCTGAAGACCGACATTCGACCGCCGGACACGACCAACGCCAGGGACCTGATCACGCAGGTCGGTGCCGGCCTGGTCAAGGGGATGTCCTTCCGATTCCGTGTCTGGGATCCCGCCGGCGACGGCAGTGGTCGCGTCTGGGAAGAAGATTCGGAAGGCCGGCTGGTGCGCACGGTCACGGACATGGACTTCACGGAAGTCTCCGTCGTCGTCAATCCGGCGTATCTGGATACGGAGATCAGCGCGCGCAATGCGAAAAGCGATGCCCGGACGCTCGAGGAGTATCGCTCGGGGAGCGGGTGGAAGCCGTCGCTGAAGCTCCGCGAACGGATGACCAGGGCGGGCATCCGGTGAAAAGCGCCCCGGGGCGGACCGACGACAGATCGACCGCGGATCCGCTCGTCGAGTCGATCTGGCGTGACTGGCTCACCGGCGTGCGATCGACCATGTCGGTTAATGCGGAGACCATCTGGTTGCCCCAGATTCGAGCGCAAGCCATCGAATGCGAGGCGCGACGTCGTCGGGCGA